GCAACGCTGTACAGCAACACCTCCACCGATCCTTACAGCAGCGCAACGCTGGATAACCTGATCGTGGACACACTGGTCGACGAGACCGATCTCGATGCGGCCATTACCAACTTCGCGACCTTCACCGACGAGAAGGGTAAGTACATCCACGTCGAGCCGAAGGTGCTCTTGACCGCCCGAGCGCTTGAGGGCGTGGCGGCTAAAATCCTGCGGAGCGGCCAGTCGGTACAGCTCACCTCCCCCTCGGGAGTGACGAGCATCTGGTCTGGCAGATTGACTCCGGCTTCGACATCGTGGGTTGATAACCAGAAGAGTTCGGCCTACTGGTACATCGGAGATTTCAAGAAACAGTTCGTCCTCACCCAGGTCTTCCCCTTGCAGGTGATGCAGGCGAAGGCAGGGAACGAGAAGGAGTTCGAGAACGATATAATCTATCGTTGGAAAGCTCGGCTCATGGAAGGCTGCGGGGCGGTAAGCAACAGATTCGTTATTTGCAGCACAGGAGCGGGCAGCTAAGATGAGCACGGTGACGGACATCCTGGCTAAGATCGACGCGAAGATCAGCGCGATCATCGATAATCCTGATGCCATCGCCAGTTACAAGATCGGCGATAAGTCCGTCGCCAAGTCTCAAATCCTCAGTACGCTGATAAAAGCCCGAGAGCAATATCAGAAAGTAGCGGAGCTGGAACCTTACGAGGATGTCCGGCACATCGCCTACGACGTCGATGCTTTCGGGAACGACATAAGCGAGTACGTGGGGGACGAAGCAGAATGAGTTGGCGGGATGACACGAATACAATTATAGCCGATAGCGGTGAAGTCACCGTATCGGTGTATCGTGTCGTCCTTGCTGATTTTGAAAAACTGCAACTTCCCGTACCTCGATCTTCAACATACGAAGACCTGCGGTTCGTGGAGTCAGCAACGGTTCAGATTTTTCCTAAACGGGGTGAGTCGATCAAGGATGCGCGGGGTAATGTTATCCCGACCACGCATGAGATCATCTGGCCCTGGACCTCGACCATCCAGGTCGGGGATAGGGTCTACGAGTCTGGAACGACGAACGACTACTACGAGATAAATAGGATCGACGGATACGAAGATCACAAGGAGGCATGGGTGGAAAAGGTAAAGTCAAGATGAGTTTGCCGGGAAAGATAACAGAAAAAACAGTTGAGAGCATGGAAAATGCCGGACTGCGAGAAGTGATATATCGCGGGGTGAAGTACGATGTTAAGTGGCTACGTGAGCAAATCAAGCCTAAGAAACGTGGAAAGAAAGCTCAGAAAAGTAAAGGACTGGACGAATCCAGCGATAGCTATGGGTTTGCAAGTGTCGGCCAACGTCGTAGTGAAACACGCGAAAGCGAAACACCCGAGACCAGCGGACCAGGCGGAGAGGATTGACCATCCGTATCCCAGGTATTACGACTGGACGGGGAACCTGACCGGTTCGATACGAGCCGGGAAGGTGAGAATATATAAGGACGGTGCGGAGATTCTTGTTCACGCCGGTAGTCCGACGGTCGATTACGCCGCGAAAGTAGAACTCGGATCGCCGAGAACGAGAGCTTTTCCTTATATGAAACCAGCGCTTGAGGAAAGCGCACAGGAACATTTACAGATTCTTGGAGCGGTGCTAAAAAGGGTGATATGATCACGGCGATCAAAGACGTACTACGCGATACGCTGACGGGAGACTCGGATTACCTGGAACTTCTAGGCGAGCCGGTCGATTCCTATAAGCGCACATACTACGCGATCCCGCCGGAAGAACCACAACTCCCTATAGTAGTGCTCACCATGAATCCGAATACGATAGAGCCGATAGACCGGATGATCTTATCAACCGTGGGTCTGCTCACCGTTACGATTTGGGCTAAGACGAACGTATACGAACAGATCGCCGAACGGATCATTTACCTATATCACCAGAAGGCGGGGTTGAGCACAACCTACGCCATTCGGCTCGTTTTGACTCGGGAACCGGAAGAGCTATATGACCGTGAGCTTGACGCTTATGGGAAGGTTCTTGAGTTTACCATGTTTACGCGGAGGGCAATTATATGAGCAGAGCCGCAAACGAATTTCTGCCCGTCGGCCCTGTGCAGGTCTACTGGAACGACGTGAGGCTTGGAGCGCCAAGAAGCCAGGCCATGATCCGGTACAGCAAGGAGACGATCCAGTTCGGGTACGACGACTCTCCTGTCAACACCGGCTCGTATAAGTTTCGCGAGACCTGCGAGGTCGATATAACGATTGCTGACCTGAAAGACAGCCAACTCCGGTACGTATACGACCAGAGTACATCATATACAAGCCGGACCGCGCCGAACTCCTCAACGTTCGTTTCTGCCTCTGCGACGGTATTCCGTTTCAGGGAAGAGATGAAACTTACGGGAACATCGGCGGTGGCGGTTGATAAGGGCGGCTACGAGGCCGGAACGGTCACAGTAATGAAGTCAGACTATACCGAGACCTATACGGTAGGGACCGATTATACGGCGACCGGATCATCCATAGCGAGGCTCGGCGGAGGTGACATAGACGACGGGGAAACCGTTATTACTATGTACAACCAGTCGGCGACCGCATCGACAGTACTCGCGGGTGGTATCTTCTTCGACATCGAGGCTGAGCTACGGCTCGTGCATATCCTTGATACGGGGAAGAGCCTACAGCTCGTGGCTCCACGAGCCAAGAGAATCGGAGCTTCGGATGTTGCGATCAACATGGCCGAGGCATTCCCTGGTATCCCGATGACGTTCCACTTATTGGGGGACATGACGAAAGCACCGGGGAAACAACTCTTCATGTGGAACAAGGAGGCATAAGAACTTGGAAGGTGAATACCTGACCCAGACCGTTGACGAGAGGAACGAGGGAATACTCGATGCGTGGTTCCCGTGGTGGGTAAATAACGCTTTTATGAACTACCAGGGAATCCTACAGGATTTCCAGAAAGAGAACTGTAGTATAAACGCGGAAGTAAAACAGGACTACAAAATGCCTGCCATCGTTCTCGGGTCGGGGCCGAGCCTTGATAAAATCGCTCCCCTTCTGGGCGACTGGAAGGGGGGTTTATTCTGCGCGGGATCGAATGCGAATATTCCGCTCAGGTGGGGCAAGAAACCTGATTATATCGGCGTGTTCGACGGCGGGGACGTAGTGAAGACCCAGCTAGACGGTTACGATTGGGATGATGTTACGCTGATCACCCATCCTTCCGCCTCCCCGGTCGTGATTAACTGGTGGAGAGAGCAAGGCCGGAAACTTCGGTACTACGTGATGATGCACAAGGAGCATAACTGGTTCGAGAAAGTGATGCCCCTGGTCTTCGGCGACTTTCCAAGAGCACAGATGTTTGGATACAAGAACAACCCGTCAATAATGATCGCCATTCTGAACGCCGGGTGCATAGTGAACAATCTGGTACAGGTCGCGCGATGGTTACAATATGATCCTATATTCCTCTGCGGTGTTGATTTTAGCTACGAGGAGAAGAAACAGCGATGCACGACTTGGAAACACAACGGGCAAGGGAAATGGAAATCGGTCGATCCTCCGAAAGAACTTCCCAAGAGAACGATACACAAGAGCGAGAACGGAAAGCTGACCACGGAGGAACAGATCGAGTATAAGCAGGCGCTGCTGGCGGTCTGGAAGATAGACAAGCCACAATTGTTTGACTGTTCGGACGGGATTATAACGGAAATACCAAAAGCTGACTTCGAGGAGGTCGTAAAAACAAATGGCCAATGCGTCAAAAACCAATACGTCTCAAATGAAGAGATTGACAGACGAGTTAATGGAGTTTTCGCTCGGCAAGCGGAAATTTCCGCTAAACGAAATGAAGATCGGAAGGACGAAGAAGTTCATCAAACTGATCAGCGACACGTTCGACCAACTAAGGTCATCGTTCCAAATGGAGGGGGACGACAACGCTTTAAAACAGTTGCAGGTAAGCGAAGTCATTGACCAGTACGGAGACGTAGCGTTTGAGGAGATCGCCAAGCTATTTAACTTCGCCTTTGAGTACCGGAACGAAGAATACGAGCCAGTAGACGCCGACTGGATATCAGACAACCTAAGCATTCGGGAGATGGGCATGATACTTCAGGAAGTCTTGAAGATGAATAAATTGGAGTGGCTGCTCCCTTTTTTTCGAGACAAATTCCTGGAGGAGCTGCAGAAGACCTAGAACCCGAAGGCCTCACCGAGATCGAAATATATCACATTCTGATGCTCGCTTATCCTGGATATACGATCCAGTGTATCGAGGACGAGTTGTCATGGAGACAGGTAAACGAGTTGATGGCTTGTTGGCAGAAAGACCCGCCGCCGTTTCACACCGAGAGGCGCATCATGGGGATGCTGGAAAAGATGGGCGGGTTCAAGAGACTCAGTTACAAGCCGCTGGGCGGAGACAAACTGGAGGAGCGACTTAAAGGAATGGGCTGGCTGTAATGAACGTAGGCGAACTGCAAGCATACCTCAGGTTAAATAATTCGCAATTTACCCGAGGACTGACTCAGTCCCAGGGAAAATTACGCGGGTTCGGAGGAGCATCCGGTGCTATCTTCAAGACGATTGCCAGGGTAGCTGCCGTTGCTATGGGTGCTGTTACCGCAGCTATCGGGAAAAGTATCTATGATGCCGTGAAGTTCGAGAAAGCTCTTGCCAACGTTTCGACGATGGTACAGAAGAATGTCGGTCCTACGATGGAAGGATTCCGCAAAGAACTACTGCGAGTGAGCCGGGAGTTCGGGGAAAGCACGGACACGCTCGCCAAGGGTCTCTACGATATCCTGTCTGCAAGTATCCCGGCTTCAAAAGCCATGACGGTACTCGAAGTCTCTACTATGGCGGCGAAAGCAGGAATGACCGAGACCGCCGTTGCCGCCGACGCCGTTACCACGATGATCAACGCATTCGGGATGTCAGCCGACGATGCCGGATATGCCGCTGACATTTTGTTCGCTACGGTCGTGCGGGGAAAAACTACGTTCGCTGAACTGGCACCGACCATAGGTGGTGTCGCTACCATAGCCGCAGAGTCTGGTGCCTCGATGAAAGAACTCGGTGCGATGATGGCGTTAATGACGAGACGAGGTATCGAGTCACGGAAGGCGGCTACGTTTTTGCGGAGCGCACTGACGCAGTTACTTAAACCATCCGATGAGGCGATGGAGACAGCTAAAAGTTTAGGGATTGAGTTCGGGGCGCAGGCGCTCGCGGCGAAAGGACTGAACGGTGTCCTGAACGATATCAAGGGGCTACCGCCCGACGTACTAGTAAAACTGTTCCCGAACGTCAGGGCTTTGCAGGCCGTCATCACGACGACTGAGGGGATGAACGACGAGATAGACGTATTTAACGATCTAATGTCTGAGGGCTCTCCTACACTGATAGCTTTTAATAAAAACACAGATACTGCGGCGCATCGGTTGGGCATATTCAAGCAGACGATCAAAACCACGTCGATTGAGATTGGCGAGAAGTTTCTAAAAGCCTTCGATGATACCATGAGCAAAATAACGATGTGGTTGCAAGGGGAGGCAGGCGAACGATTACTTGGCTTCTTTGGGAAATTAGCCGAATCTATCGCAGATTTTATTCCTAAGCTGTTTGACTTCGCAGCTAAGGCAAGAAAGTTTATGCAGTGGTTTGCCGATATACTTACGCCCGTATGGGATGCGTGGAAGGAATATTTCGCTCTCTTGTGGGGCGGGCTAAAAGATGCGATAGATTCTATATTCGGGTTCGCGGGTGATTCCGAGAAAGCGTTTGATACCGTTCAGAATGTCTTGAAAGGACTGGCGGGAGCTTTCTTGATCAACATGAAGGTGACTACTTTCGCCGTGACCGCTATCATCGACACGATAAAAAACCTCGTAGAAATCGTCAAAGATGCTGGTGGTGTAATTAAGTCCGTATTCGAGGGGAAATGGAAGGAGGCCGGTGAAAAAGCCAAGGAAGTTTGGGGCGGCATAAAGGCCATCGGCACGGATATCAAGGAGGATTGGCAAGATACTATAGGTACGATTCCTGAGAGCTTAGATAAGGTTTTTGGCAAGACCAACATGACCTTCAATGAACTGAAGAATACTTTATCCTCGCTTGGACCGACTGCTCAAAAAATGAGCAAGACGGTCGTAGAATCTTTTGAGTACGGAAGTGAGGGATCGAAGGACCACACGGACGACGTAAAAACTGATAGTGGAGAACGAATTAAAGCGAGGCAAGAAGAATCGGAAGCGTTACGCCTGATGAGCGACGAGGAACTCGAAGTTTTTCGAGCAAACTTAGAGAGACAAAAAGAAAATACGGCAGCTCTAGCCAGGGCCAAAGTAGAATACGAGTTGTGGCGCAGACAACAAGAAGACAAGATAAAAGCCGATGAAGAAAAAGCCGATGATGCAAGAAGGAAACGAGAGAAAGAAAAAGAAAAGGAGAAGGTAGATTATATAAAAGAACTTTCCAAGTCGCTCTATACCGAACTGACCGGGATCATAGATCAGTATTTTTCCAATCAGATTAGTTGGATCGATTATAATCTCGCCGTAGAAAAAAATGCTTTAAAAGAACAACTAGGCGATACCGAGGAATACGAGGAAGCTGTAAAAAAACTTGAGAAGGAAGCTGCGGAAGAAAAATACCGAATTGAAATAAAACAATTCAAGGTTCGCAAAGCCGAGTCGCTTATCAATACGGTTATCAGTACCGCGGGGGCGATTATGAAGGCATTTGAACAGCTTGGCCCGATAGGTGGTGCTATTGCCTCTATTTTCATCGGAGGATTGGGTATCGCAAAAGCAGCGATAATTTCTTCTCAGGCTCCGCCTCCTCCGCCCACGTTCATACGAGGAGGCGAGGTGCAGGCCGGTGTACTGCAAGGGCGTTCGGGTGTCGATCAGAATATAATCGCGGCAACGGCCGGAGAATATATCATGCCTCCGGGACAGACGGCCGCTAATATAAATGAACTCGAATCTATGCGCCGGGGGGATAGATCAGGAATA